TGGCCAGTACACGCGCTAGGCCTATCTCATGCGCCTCGATCTCTTGGGCATAATCCAATATAACCTTATGCACGGTTGCACTCTAAGCAAATCCATAGTTTATCGTCTACGTATTTGCCATCGATCTTGCAAGCAAAATGCTGGCCTTTGTCACACCACTCGATAGCAGGTGGCTGTACCTGGTCACGTATCTCGGTGCCATCCATCTGTATCGTTAGTCGATCACCTGTCTTTAGATTAATCATCTCAAAATCGCCGCTCATTTACTTCTCCCAACGTGGTGCGCATTGTGGCTTGGCTTTCGATGGACATACCCATCCCTTGTATTTGTTGCCTGTTTTACTGCTTATGCCTTCTTTCCACACCATACGGCCGTGCTCGCACGTCTCGGCTTGCTCGGTAATAACACCACCTAACGCGCCTTTAATTAAATCCAGCCCGGTAGCTAGTGGCTCTGTCTTGCCTTCGGGATGCACTACCCACGGATCAACCTCAGGTGCAGGTGCAGTCTGTTGCACTTGTGCCATGTTCTCTTTAGTTGGTCGATGCTCACTTGGCATTAATAGGCTGATGCACCTACCAATGGCACTTGTGGTCGTGTCCTCGATAAACCAGCGCTTCATGTTTTCGCGGTAAAAGGCCACGTTGCCGTAGGCGAAGTCCACAGCTGCAGGCACCAAGTCCTCATGCTCACGATATACAGCTGCTCTTACGAGCACGTAGCCAGCTTGTAGGTCTACCTCAACGATCGATGCTTCGATGCGCCCCGATATGTACTCGGTTCTAAAACGCTTGATGCGTGTGTTTACATCCTCGTAGTCATCCAGGTTAAACATTGAGCACCTGCTTTTCTGCCTCTACGGCTGCTTGCATTTGATCGGCTAGTGACCAATGTATAAACCCGCCGTTACCATCTGGCCATGTCTCAGCCTGGCGCTTGTGATAATTGCAGTAGGCACGTGTAGCCCCCTTTGATTTTATAGTGACCGATACGGTAATGATCGTGGCAATAGGCACGCACTTATCGCTAAAAGTCCAGGTCTGGGTCTTAGTGTCAAAATTGCCAAACTCGGCTTTACAGTCGGTGCAATATGTACCAGTAGGTGCAGCTTTAATCATTTGCTGACCGCCTCGCGTGCGCGGCGCTCGCCAATGCGGATGCCTACTGCTCGCCCGGCCTTGTGTCCATCCTTACGGCCTGCAGCTACTCCTAAGCTGTAAAAGATTACTGCCGTACCTAGCATGGAGAATAAAACCCACGCCATCATTTGTTCGTTTTGCATAGTGTGATCCCTTGATAATCAGGTAGCCCTTTACCACCTTTTGTAAAAGGGTAAAGCGCCCTACCGACATAATCAAGTACTCGGCGTATTTGGCGGCGTGTCGTGTGGGTCTTTAGGCTTGGACTTTAGGCCGTTGCCTGCCAGCACACCGCCCAGGCTGCCAGTCAAAAATATGGTTAGGGTTGTAAGCAGGTCGATAAACGCTCGATCGTTAGGCGCTTGATTTGATATAGGCTGAGTTACAAATATCAACGCGTACAACATGCCAAATACACTAAAGGCAAATACCAGGGCAAGCGTGCAGCCAATAAACACGATAAGCCTGGCGTGTAGCTGCTCAGGCGTTAGGCGCTTCATATACGTCTTTTGGGAGTAGGTCTTTGGTGCATGTACCCACCACTTCGCAGGCAGGTGGCTGGCACTCAGCTTCGCCCCAGTTTTCGTACTCTTGGCACTCATACCTTACCCATCCTTGATAGCTGCACCCTGATAGAAGCAGCGACAAGGCCACCGCCCCTACCAGTCTGCGCATTACTTTTTGCCTACGCCAAACTCTTTTGCTTTAGGGTCTACCGCTTTAAGGATCGGCCCGATTAGGGCTGCGATAAAGGCGTTAGATAGTGTGCGTGGATCGGTTACACCTGCCATGTATAGCGCTGCAACGGCTGCCGCAGCTGCTCGGCCATAACTTAGTGCCGCTGCTTTAATTTGCTCCTGCATTTTTGTCTCCATCTAGCCCTAATTTTTTGATTAGTTTTTTTGCTTTTTCTTGACTGATGGATACCTCGAAGTGCATCTCATCCTTACGGTTGCGATAGTCACCGCCCCATGTAAGACCATATTTTTTAGCAAGCGCCTGGATCATCGGCACCTTCTCCGCTGGAAACGTACCTGCCTTGCCTAGTGGGTGCTGTGTGGCATTTAAGTCAATGGCTGTACCTGAGCTGTGGCAGCTTAGTTTGTCGGTTGTGCCGCGTACCATGCGAAAGGCGTAAGCCCAGTCATCTAATTTACCTTCATCGATCGACTCAATAAGTTTATGGAATTCTGCAGCAAATGCAGCTAGTAATTCACCTGCACCTGCAGCGCATCTAATCTTTAAGTTAGTGCCTTTTACCGGGTAAGGCTTTACATTGATTTCTGCCTGGTCTTTACTGGCAGGCCAGCCGTTATAGCTCGTTAGCATTTTGCGCTTCTTTTGCATCTAGGTCACAGCGTTGGCAGTTCCACTTAAAAATATCATTTAAAAATAATTCTGTGTGTCCACATAAAGGGCGCGGTGCAATAAAAGCATCTGCATCTTCATCATAGGTATAGCCGATGCCTGCATAGTTGTAACGTATATTGCCGTTGTAACTTGTACGTTTGCATGTCTGGTCTCGGAAGTTGCCGTACCAAATCTCAGGCTCTAAACCTTCAATAAGTTCATTTTCATCAATACCTGTAATTACTTCCGTAACTATGCCATCTGTAATAAATGCGTAATGTGCCACTATGCCCAACTCACATTTCCAGTACCGGCAGTAATTGTTGTAACTTTAAACCCGCCGCTAGGCGCTGCTGTTGATCCTGTCAAGCCACCACCGATAGTAATGGTGCGTGCATCTGGGTATTTTAATACAACGATCCCAGAACCACCCGCCCCGCCTGAAGCGCCAAAACCGCCGCCGCCGCCGCCACCGCCACGGTTTACAGTACCCGCAGTTCCATTTGTAAAGTTAGCACCGCCTGCGCCACCGCCGCTAGTTGCACTTCCCGCTGTTCCTCCAAAATATGTACCACCACCACCGCCGCCTGCGTATGCAACAGATGAACCAGTAATAGAAACAGAGACACCTGAACCGCCTGCGCCAGCATTATTTGAACCATTAGCTCCAACAGAACCAGCACCACCACCGCCTGCTGCGGGTTTTTCGTTAGTTGCTTGGCCACCGCCTGCGTACCCTTGATTAGCCGTGCCTGCGCCACCAGTTGATGCACCTGAGTCTGTACCACCACCACCACCACCTGAACCGCCTGCGCTTCCTGCGCCACTACCAGCATTACCGCCTTTACCACCACCAGTTGCAGTAATTGTGCTTAAAACAGAATTGCTGCCAGAAGTAGCACTTGCACCACCAGCACCAACGGTTACTGTGTAATTTGTTCCAACTGTAAGTGTTATAGCAGTTTCAAGTGAGCCGCCACCACCAGTTGCAGTAACGGTTGATCGGAGTCCACCGGCACCTGCGCCACCACTTCCACCGCCACCACCACCTGCTAATACTAAATAATCATTAGAAAATGTAATTGGTGGAATAGGTGCGCCGTTTACGGCAGTAATTAAATTGGGGATCATTACGCAACCGCACCTACGACATACCAAGCATCTGTGCCAGTTTTAATACATGCCGCTGATTTGTACTGCGTTAAAGTTGGAGATGCGGCAGTACCCCCGGCGCTTAATACCGTAGTAGTGCCAGGTGTTACCGCTGAAATTGTGCATGTACCCACGCCAATATTAAGCACGGTCAAAACTGTACCAATAGGGAAAGCGGTAGTGGCATTTGTAGGTAGTTTAAATGCTATGGCCGTGGCCTTATTCATTAAAAATATCTCTTGATAGTTGTCATTAGTTGTAGCTGTGTAGTCACCTGTCTGCGTTACTACGTCAAACTGTACTAGCGAGTTCATCGTGGATGAAGTCAGCACATCCCCGGTGACTGTCGGAAATCCTGAAATGGCCATATCTGTCTCCTTAGTATGAAAGCGTGTTAGTGCCTAAAACGCCGTATTGCGTTGAATTAAGAATAAACGCATCGAGAATAGGCTCTAGCGTTGTAAATTTTACCTGCCATTTATTCGGTTTGATAGTCATAG